CAGTGTTACGGGTAAGATGATGACGCCGTATGTTACGCTCACGGGACGGCTACCGACGCCAACGTCGCAATCGGCGACGTAGGTATTGGCAGCTCCGGTGGCGCGGTTTCATTCGTTGCTGAGCCTGCGAGGGCCTATGGTAACCTGACCTCAGCAGTAGCATCCAATGCTGCCTTTACGGACAGTCGACAACCACCTATACAGTTCGTGGCGATGCGGACACTAGCTAGTAATGCGGCTAGCTCGGCTACCACATCACACCACGTCTTTATTAGGTGTATGTAGTTAAGGAGAGGACTTATGAAGCTGAACGAGAGCCCTGAGAATTACTTCTGGTGTAGCACTTGTGCGGCGGTCATAACTCTCAACAGTATCGAGTATCTAGGCGGTTGCTGGCGATGCGGTGGCCAAATGTTCAGGCAGACCGGTCAGCTTCCGCCTGAACATAAGATAAGAGAGTGCCATAAGGCGGAAAGACTTGTAATAAGGTCCGGTAGAGACGCCCTAGGAAGGAATGTCTTCGCACGTGCTATCAGGGCTTGCGGATATCACTTAAGGAGGATATTATGAAGGTAATGATAGCAAGCGTAGCACTTAGCTCCATGCATCCCAAGGTATCCCTAGGCCTTAGTGCAAATATGTTCCATCTGGGTAAACACCACCCCGAAATCGAGTGTGTACAATATTTACCAGAACGTATATCTATCCACACCTCACGTAATATGGGAATAGATCACGCTATTAATTTAGGTTGTGACTATTTCTTCTGGCTGGATGATGATACCATTCTACTGGAGAACCATACAATTAGTCGCCTCCTAGAGGTGATGATGAAAAGACCGGAAATAGACCAAATTTGCCCTGCGTACTACGTGCGCTCCTATCCCTATGTCTGCATGGCTTTTGAGGCTACTGGTGAAACGACTATGAAGCTATTCGAGCCTGGTCGCGAGGACGAACTAACAGATGAGGACGGACTAATTACAGGCCTAAAGGCCATTGGTAACGGGTGTACGTTGATACGTATGGAAATCTTCAAACTTTTAGAGATTTCCTGTTCAAATAAGGAGTGGTATAGGACTGGCAGCAACTTTACAGAGGACGCCTTCTTCTGTGCTAAGGTTGCTAGCGTCAAGCCCGACTTTCAATGTGCTGTGGACACCACAATCACAGCAGCCCACCTACTAGGCACAGGCTGGGTTCACAAGGACAACCTTAGGTATAACAGGTTGAAATTTAGGTTGGCGTGCGCTCTATCTGAGGATGAGGGGCGTTACAAGGTAATAGAGAAACTTTTGGACGAATGGAACCCAAACACAAAGGATCTAGCAGGTCCTTTAATGTTAGACAGCAGTTTAGGGAGGATATGAGATGAAACCAAAGCTTTTAGTGGTCGGCTCAGGCCCAAGAGGCGAGTTAGTAGGAGATCCTTTTAAAAAACACTTCGACTTACACACAATGGACATCGATCAAAAGGTTAAGCCACACACCGTAGGTGATATGCGTAGGATGCCCTTCGAAAATGAGAGTTTTGAGGCCGTGATGGCCCAACACGTCTTAGAACACGTGTCTAGTACTGACGTAGGCAGGGCCATAAAGGAAATGTATAGGGTACTTAAACCAGGTGGTGAGATATTTATAGGCGTACCTAACCTAGCGTTTGCCTGTGAGCGTATCCTAGAAGGTAAAATCTTCGAGGCCGCCTATTGTATCCGACCAGACGGCACTTCTCGCGGTTATCCTATCACACCCCTAGACATGGTGTATGGCTGGCACGTAATGGTTAGGTTTAATAAGGGCTGGACCCACAGGTATGGGTTTACAAGAGAGTCTTTGTTTAAATGGATGCACTTCAACCCGGAGTTGAGGTGGTCCTTCTGTGTAAGTCATGAAGTGAGAATGTTAGGCGATCTAGATCGTACTGAGGTGCGGTTTTACGGTATTAAGGAGGGGAAGCCTACCTACGAACACTTTTCGGAGTGGGCAAACAACCATGATTTAGACGTAGGTGACCCCTACGCTGTAAAGGAGGAGATCGAGAATGGATAATAGGTACCAATACTTAATTCAAAGGATTTATGAGGACGAACCCATAACAGTCGGCCCGTTTACAGGTTACTATTTTACAGGTTGGCATAGAGTGACGAGGTATGATACCGTAGAGGGTGGCCTTACGAGATTCTTCCTTCCACCTGGCGCCAATTTGGATGTAGGTGAGGCCGGGTTCGAGGTGACCCAAATAAAACATGCCCAGCGAGACGAGCCTGCCGTTGAGACTGAAGAGCATAGAGTGACGACTGGTCAGGTGTTGTACGGCAGCGACCTACGTATAGGGCTCAGTAAGGTAAGACAGATACTACGCCAAGCAGAACTACTGAGGAGCGCGGATGGCGCAGGTGATCGAGGGTAAGTTCAAACTTACCTTTTTAGATATGTTTCGGAAGGTGTTGGTAACAGGTCCGCAACGTAGTGGTACGGCCATCACCTCCGAAATCATAAACTACGAGACCAACCTAGAACTGATCAGAGAATGGGAGTTTGGTTACTTCGACAAAAAATTGTTTAAAGAGTTTGTAGACGATCCCATTCCTATGGTCATCCAATGTTCAGGATTATGTAGGTGGATACATGAGTATGACGCTAAGGACATAGCTGTCGTTCTGTGTAGGCGGAATGTTAGAGATATAATAGCCTCTCAGGAACGTATCGAGTGGCCTGGAGAGGAGTTAGAGCTGAACAACTATGGAAGGAAGTCAGGAATAATCTCCCAAATAAAGTACGAGTTTTGGGAACAACATCAACGGCCGCTCCTCACAAACCCTTTTGAGGTGGAGTATGAAAGTCTCAAAGGTCATAAGTTGTGGGTGCCTAAGGATAAACGTAAGCACTTCAATCCATTTCAGACGAAGGTAGAGGAAAGGGCTCCTTGGGAGCGACCATTATGGGAGGAAAGAGTTAAATGGCTGAGGACGCTGCATCCATAATTGATGAGGTTCTGACAGATTTAGGGTTAGACACCTCCAGTCCTAAGTTTGTTACGAGGGTGAACGTATTGACCCAGATAAATAATTGTCTGATAGATTTGACGGAGAACACCTATGCCTTCCAGGCAAAGGATAACTCTACAGTCGTCTGGGTTACTGGGACACGTTCCTACGACCTTCCCTCAGACCTTTACGACATTCTACGCGTATACGACCCAGTAAAGGATAGAGTTATTTACCCTATTCCTATAGACAACCTGAACGCCTACAAGACTGACTGGGAGGAGGATGAGGGTGAGGTTACCTATTATTGGCGGGGCGGCACTGATGGTATGGACAAGATTTCCTTTTACAAAAAACCCAGTTCGGATTATAATGGAAGCAGCCCTACTATACAATATCGACAATACCAAACAGCTTTAACGGATAGCAGTTCGTCCTACTTACCTAAGCCGATTCACAACTCTAGAATTATGGTTGTAGACTATTGTAAATATCGTCTACAACGCATTCACAAGGAGATAAGGGATATAGACGAATCCGACAAAGCCTTTCTGAGATACCTAGCTAAACGCAAACATTGGGAGGCTGTGGACGAAGCCTCTGGCAGAACCTATGTGTACGGGGCGAGGACTAAGAGTGTACCTGGTCCGATAGGTCCAGAATGGCCGAGTGACTATCCAGATATAAGGTGGTAACCTAAAGAAGAGATGTAGGGTGGTAATATGGCTACAATAACAGTTACGAAAGGTCTGATAGGTACTGAGGATGTAAGCTTTATGGATGGTGGTGAGACCACCGGCGAGACGTTTACCAGGACCACATCTACAGGTGGTTCGCAAACCATCCATAAGTTTAGCGCTAAGGCGATACCTTTAGAAGACACAGGTTCTAATTGGTTAGCGACCAACATCGAAGGCATTCTAGAGGATATAAAGGACGCCACTGAGGGACTACACCTTAAAGAGGTAGGTTTAAAAGGTCTTGGTTCTAATCCGACTACCGATGCCAATCAGGTTAAGTTGTTTGCGAGGGACGGCTCAAGCGTCGCAGAGCCCTGGCCTCATTTCATAGCAGAGTCTAATGGTGACGTAAGCAGAGTACTATTAGGCGGGGCAAGTTTGAAGTTATGGGTCTACTCAAACAGCGCTCAAGAGGGTTGGGTTATAGATACAAGTGTCACCGACAAGATATTAGCGCTGAAAGGTGGTACTGAGGCCTACAATACTACTGGAGGGAGTACAGCTGGTACCTGGACCCAACCCAACCATACGCACTCAATATCCGGTGCAGCCCACGTTCACCAGTGGTACGAATACACAGAGACGGGTGAGGATGATAAGACGTTTGACAACTTAGGTGATCTCCAAAACCTTACTGAAGGAAGTAAGGCCGGTGTTGGCGGCGTATGTCTAGCTCCTGAAGGTTCTAGTTACACAGGATCCTGTGTAGGTGATAGTTATACGTCTCAGGAGGAGCCCTCTATAACTTTAGGAGGCAGTGCTACAGCCAATAGTTGGCGACCGGCGGCTGCCGTGGGTACCTTACAATATCCGGACGTGGCAGTCTAACGTCTAACGTCTAACGTTATGTTAAAAGATATAGTTAAGAAAGCAGTAAAAGAGTACGTAGAAAGTAAAGAGTTCGAGGAACGTATAGGCAACATCGTCCTTAGAGCTATATCAATCTCTTTGACACGTACTGTAAAGGTCGAAAGTGGTAAAGAGAATCCAGGTGGACCACCTGTCGTCAAAGAAGAGAAGTGGAACATACTAGATTTTATAGCTAAATACATACCTCACGTCGAGGGGGCTATTAGAGGATGTCAAGCTGATAGTGCGCAAGCACGTAATAGGGCCACAGAACTGCATAACTTCTTTAAAAGGTTGGTAGATGGCAACGGAACCACAATATTGGTCGATAGATCGCTTCCACGGTCTAATCCAAGACAGATCGAGCAGGCAGATCGAGGGCGGAGCTCTGGTAGCTAATGATGTTGACTACGGAATCATCGGTGTTCTAAGAGGTCGACGCGACCTAAAGTTGCTATGGAATCGCGATAGCTCCGTAGCCGGTCTAGCATGTTGTGGCGACGAGATATTCAGCACCACAGGTAGTGAGTTATACAACCGGGATACATTGTTGAAGTCGGACTGGGGTGGTTGGTTCGACTGGTGTGAGATAAACAAATGGTATTATTTGGTTAACGGCTCAAAGTTTATACGTACGGATGGTTCCTCCGTATATGAAGTAGGAATTACGGCTCCTGCCTCCGCACCCTCTGTAGCCGTAGGAGCCGCCGGCAACCTAACAGGTGACTACCAGTACAAAGTTACCTTCGTAGACGGCGATGGGTTTGAGAGTAATGCTAGTACTGCTAGTAGTACAGTAAGCCCTTCAAGCCAAAAGGTAGACCTTACGAACATCCCTACTGGTTCCAGTGATGAAGACGTGGCCCAGCGAAAGATTTACAGGACTACTGCCGGCGGCTCTATTTTTTACCTGCTTACTACTATTACGGACAATACTACGACTACCTATGAGGATGACGTCGTAGACTCCAACCTAGGTGCAACCACCCCTCCTACCAACCACGACAAGCCAGACGCGGACTTTGTAAACATTACGGTTTGTAGGGACCGCTGGTTCGCCTCTAAGAACGAAAATAGGAGGTTGTACTATAGTTTACCGTTCCCGAACGAAAGAGGCCAGCCTTCAACCTATTATGTAGATATGCCCTCCTACATTCAAGGGCACGTAGCTCTAGGCTCCGTCCTACTGGTTATATGCGAAGACCGCCCCTACATACTAGGTGGTTTGGATGATGTGAATAGCTTCTACTATCGCCCTTTGAGAGGTAGTGAGATATATGTTAAGTCTAAACGTGTAACCGAGGCCTTTGAGCATGGAGTTATTACGCAGGCAGGTGAGGGCCTGTTCTACATAGACGAGGTGAATGTAAGGTTCATAAGCAAGCGTATACGTGACCTGCTTGTCTCGCCTAGTGATGTGGCCGTAGGTGCCTCCACACCTGATATGTACTTCCTGGTGCCCGTGGAGAGTTCGTTTAGCGCTGCAAGTGGTCTAAGTGTTCGACTGGTACAAGATGACGACGAGGCAACGTTTGACAGCGAGTTTGGTGTTGTTGTTCGTATAGAGTCTACGGATGATATTTATGAGTTCGACAACGAGTTTGGTGTTATTACGACAGGCGGCTCGACAGGCGCCTCTGATGTGTTGGTCGTTGACAAACGTCAAGGAGAGTTTGAGTTTAGTTATGATAGAGTCGAGGCTAGTATTATTGAATACAACAATAGAGATCGTACCGTATACGTAGGCAATAGTACGGGTATACATTCGTTCTCAAGTAACAGAGTTGAATTTGAATGGAAAAGTGGCTGGTCCTACTTAGGCATGCCCTATAGGTATAAACAACTAACCGAGGTTTTGTTAGGTTATGTAGACGGTACGGTTATACTAAAAATATATGTAGATGGCTCCGAAACAGTAGAGTTCGATAGCACCTCTACGTTGTTGAGTAGCGACACTACTGTTCTAAGTAGTGATACTACAATAGGAGTCAATGGCGAGACGATCCACGACGGTAGAGCTAAGTTCCAGTTGCCGTCTAGCTTGTGGGGCGTATCCTTCAGCGTACATCTAACGGTTGTAGGTGAAATACACGCTCCTATTGTGTTCAAATTCTTTCCAGGAGGAGTTACGTAATGCCTTGGAATAAAGTTAGCAACAACACAGCTCCTATAGATAGTATAAAGGAGGCCTTTAATAAGGTAAATAGTTTGATAGATGACGTTACCACTATAGAAAAGAAAGATAACTTAGTGGTTAAGTCTGGCACCTATACGTTAGTAAAAGATAGTGATTATATGATACTAGCGGATGCGAGTAGTGGTGACTTTACACTTACGCTACCTAGTGCTTCCAGTTGTTCTGGTCAAATATTTTTGATTAAGAATGTAGGTGCCACAGGAACCGTAACGATTGATGCTGGCTCAGGGGTGACTGTAGATGGTAATCGTTATGCTCGTTTATTTAATATGAATGATTTCATAAGGATCGCAAGTAACGGGACCAACTGGTATTCCGCCACCCAAGACAAATCGCCTTTGTTACGGTTTGAGGATTTGTTTACAGACTTCGTGGTTTCGGGGCTGTTACCGGCTACCTCGGTCAATCTAACATCCGACATCTCAGCCGGACAAGCCTATGTACAAGGTAGAAGGGTCTATGTACCTACTACATCTCACACCTATACAGCCAGTAAGGATATCTATGTAGACGTAGACCATAATGGTAATTATACCTTTTCGGAGGTAGGTAACGGAGCCTCAGCTCCTTCTATTGCTGACAACTCTATTAGACTGGCTAAGGTTGTTACGGACGCCACTAGTATCACGAGTGTCTCCGACCTAAGAAATCTTGAGTTGGCTATTACGGTTAACGATAGTGAGAGGGTTAGGATTGACAATAATGGTAACGTGGGTATAGGTACTAACGATCCAGGGAGGCCGGTCCATATTAAGGGCACTGGTTCACCAGGTACTCGGGTCGAGAACTCTACGGCCACAAGGGTGTGGGATGTTACTGTCTCAGATTCTGGGTTGTTGCAGGTTACTGATGTTACTGGTGGAGTTGATCGATTAACAATAGATACGAGTGGTAATGTAGGTATAGGAGTAGTAAGTCCAGGAGCTACGTTAGATATAAACGGAGGCCTTTCCGTCCAAGGCGGTCAAATAAAATTCCCAGCCGCTCAGAATGCGAGCGCGGATGCAAATACCTTAGATGACTACGAGGAGGGAACTTGGACGGCTACTTTATACGGCGGCACTACCGCAGGCTCCCCCACATATGTAAGACAAACGGGTTATTATACTAAAGTAGGAGATGTAGTACATTGTACCCTATATCTAGAAATATCAGCAAAGGGTGGGCTGGCTGGTGAGGTTCGCATTGGAGGATTACCCTTTACTACCAGCAATTCTACTGATGCCTATAGTACAGTATCAGTTGGTTATGTTGACGGGGCCGCTATTACAGCCGGATATGCTGTTACAGGCTATCCAGGTATAGGTGGTGACTATATTTACCTACGCTTATGGGATGCAACGACAGGCACAACTACCTTACAGGACACAGAGATTACAGATAGCTTTAGAATTATATTAAGCGCAACATATAAGACCGCGTAAAAGGAGGTAGGTATGTTAGAAAAACAAACGTCATACGACCATAGCGTTACTGAGTCAGGCTGTATTCAGGTTCGACGAATTATAAGGATTCTGGAGGACGGGAAAGAAATTTCTCGTACGTACCATCGCCACGTAATATGTCCTGGTGATGACGTCTCAAACGAGGATGAGAGGACCGTCTTGCTGGCGAAGGCGGTTCACACCCCCGAATGTATTAAGGCCTACAAAGCCTTACAGGAGGTGTAGATGGCTGAACAACCAGCGAACCTAGTAGGCATCGAAAGTTTAGAGGATTTGGTAATACGTCTAAACATATTGTTTGAGGACGTCTACGGACGTCTATTCAGTAGGTTACAACATAACGACTCTATTAGTGATATAGATGTTACAGGAATGACGGGGGATACGTTAATCGTAGCTAATAAGGTTAACGACATCCTAGCTACACTACGAACCTCAAAACTTATAAAGGAGTCTTAATATGTTCTACACTGATCAGATGAAGCACAGGCCGCCTAGGTTTAATCCGGAATTCGGGCGCATAGAAAGGCGGCATATTAGTCTAGGAGCTGCGGCTATAATAGGTGGGGGCATGCTCGCAGGTAGCGCCCTAAGTGGCTACTTCGGGTCGAAAGGGGCAAAGGCTTCTGCAGCTGCCTACAGGGGTGCCGCAGATGAGCAAGCTGCAGCCCTAAGAGAGATACATAGGTGGGGCTACGGCTATCCTGAGTGGTTGAGAGGTGAGAAGTCTGGCGCAGATCCAAACGTCCCCTACTATGGACTAAAGGGCCTAGTTCGAAGGGCTGAGGAATGGCGAGCCCCCTCTATGGAAGAATATGTAGACGCCCTCAGGAGAGGTGGCGAACGCACTAAAGAATTACTCGGCGAGTACGTTAGTAGGATTCCTACAACCTCTACAGCACAGGCGGAGTATGCTAGATTTCTACGTGGCGCCGAGGAGACCTTTCGACCTGGTGGCTGGTCCTTTGAGCCATGGAGAGGTGGAGGGTACGCTGAAAGGAGGATAAGTGAGGAAGCGTTACCCCTAGCAATAGCCTCGTTGAGAGAGAAGGCCGCTTATGATAAGGAACGCCTAGCAGCTGAGCTACAAATGGCCGGAGTGGACGCCGAGACCGCAAAGGCTATAGCTGAAGCTGAGGCGATACCATTCTTACAGGAACAGGAGGCTAGAACTTCAGCCCTGCAGACTGCTGTAGGCCTACCCTCACGTGCTTACAGTCCGCCTTGGCCAGGAGTGCAGCCTGGTGCGGCTGGTAAAGCTGCTTTCTGGACCACCTTAGGAAGAGGTGTAGGTGACCTAGGTTATACATTAGGTATGCAATATGCACTTAGTGGTAACAGGGTACCATGGTCAACGCCTAACTATAATGAGACCAGGCTTGATCAACTAACCGAGGCGCAGACCGCTGGAGCCCTGTTTTAGGCAGTTGTTTTAGGAGGTAGTAGTTATGTATGATCCTACTTTGCAAGGTATAGTAGAGGGAAGGTTCGACCCTCAGTTTGCTAGACGTTTTATCGAGGGTATAATGGCTGGTCAACGTATTCAGGCCCTTAGAGAGGACTACCGATTAAGACGTGAGGAGATGGGTCAGCGCGAACGTCTACAAGAGCGCGAATGGGACTTCCTTACACGCCAGGCTAGAGAAAGACAAGAGTTCGAGAAGGAAATAGAGGAGGAGAGACGTAAAGCCCAATTCCAAATTGAGGAGTTGAGAGGTAAGCGTCAAAGGCGCTCGGATGTATTAGACCTTATGAGTAGAGGTTATGTGTTACATGAGCCTACGACACGCGAGGGTGTTGTTGAGGAGGACCTCGTCCCAGGCGGGTTTAGGACCCCTTATGGTACGTTAGAAAGGCTACCCCTAACACCTGAGCAACGGGCTGAATATAACCTAAGGATAAAGGGTCTGCAGACCAACTTAGAACTAGGTAGATTGGAGACGCAAAGACGTCTGGAGGCCTTAGATACTCAGATGACCTTAGATCTTTTACGTATGCAGGATATAGGTCACACGCAAGACGTTAGGTTGTTTACAGCTCTTTCTGAGGATCTACGTAGAATGCTGGCCGATGCTGGCGATATACGCCTAACCAGGGATCAAAGGAAGAAGTTGATGGAGGCCGCTCTAGGTGTAGCTGCTCGACTAGACGCTATATCTACGGAACTCGGCATAGGTGGCCCTAGTTATGTAGATTTGCTGGGAGAGCCTGTCGGCGAACAATCTGAATCTGGTCCAGGACGACTCGACTACCTAAAGAGCGTCTTTACTGGTAAGCCGCCCAACCAACCTGCGGTCGAGGCTTTAAGGAGTCCCACACAAGCATTTGCACAGCAAGCCTACCAACTTACCCACAACCGCTCTTTAACGCAGGACGGCGTTCCCAAGCCTCCAAAAATGGCTCCTCAGGACTACGAAGCCCTTCAGGTGGAGTATGCTATTAAGTTGCTAGAGTTGTATGAGAAGGCTAAGAAGGGTTCTATCGTAGACGTAGACACCTTAGAGTTAAGGCGACAACACCTCATAAACCAATTAAGAAAGAAGACGAGGGTTAAATAATGCCTGCAGGTGAGAAGTATCTTACGTTACTACTCAGACACCTAAGGGAGAGGGCTAGACGCCTAACCCCTCCTGAAGGTTTTGCGGAAGCACTCAGACGTTCTGAGAGGGAGATGACTAGGATGCCTAAGGGTATGCGACCCATCCCTAAAGGTATGCATCCTGAGCATCCATTATGGCAAGACTACTTAGAGGCAGAGGCTGAGCGTTTACGTCTCCAAGAGGAGTTGGATAAGGCAATCAACCCAGAGCAAAGGCGTCAACTAGAGCAATTAATATTCAAGGGCGAGCCTAAGAGAGGTCGACGTGCTATAGACTGGATCTACACAGTAACTCCTGAGGGGAAGGTTGAAGCCCTCCACCCTAAGACTAGGGAGCCTGCCCATCTTTACGTTATGAGAGAGGTGATAGGTATCCCTAGACCCTGGGAGTATAAGACCAGATTGACTGAGGGTGGTAAGGTTCAAGCCTACAGGGAGAGGCTACCTTTGGTAAGTCGAGCAAGGGCTAGACTTAAGGCTGCTGAGACTCGACGTAAAAGGGCTACAGAGATCGCCCAGGCCCTTAGAGAGATGAGGGTGCGACGTACCCCCGAGGGAGCCGTGGAGGAGCTAATACCTTCTGGTGAGAAGGTATGGCAGCACGCCGACAAGAGATTCTGGAGAGAGCTGGCTAAGAGTGCTAGGGCCAAGGATCCTAAGGAGTACTTTTTACGTTGGTGGGGTAAACGTCAGCAAGGTGGCGAGGGTTGGTACCAATCCAACCAAGCTAAGTTTAGACCTAGGGAGGCTATGGGTGTACGTAAGGCTGAGGAACGTCTAAGGGCGAGTCGTAAACCTATAGAGGAGCCTAGCGTTCTTACGAGCGAGAGGCGTGGTACTACGTTAACCCAAAGGGCTCAGCGTAGGCCTGTAATTAGAGAGGTCCGTCAGTTGTTGAAAGAGAAAGATGTTCCCGAGCCAGTTAAGATACATTTACAAAGATGGTTGTCGGAGATGCAGGAGGGTACGCACCCCTTAGATGCCTATAAGGAGGTTTTGAAGTATTTTAGAGAAGAAGAAGGTGCTGGTACGTTCGCACGTAAAGCTCAAGAGATTTTGATGAAGTATAGAAGGTTGATAGGATTGCCGGCCTTAGGGTTAGGTGCCCTAGGGTTAGAATTAACAAGACCTGATGAGGCTGAGGCTGCCTATATACCTAAAGGAATTCCTGAATATCTTAAGTCTAAACTTACAGAGGGTTTTCGTCGAGAGGGTTTACATGAACTGGCCAAATTTGTGTCTAAATTAGAAGGAGAACGGTTGCCCTCAGATTGGTTTGAGGATTTCCTGAATATCTTAGGTATAAACTTACAGGAGGATTATCTTATAAATCGTCATCCTTTTGTATCTCAAAGGGTTTATGACGCTATAAAAAGAGTTCTGAAGGAGGCTCGTATTCCTGAGGACTCAGTTCAAAGGTTTGGTAGGATATTAACAAAGCAAGATAGAGCCTTAGAGGCGTTCCGTAACTACTTCAAATCTCAGGGTAAGGACCAGATTTCCTGGGGTGAGTTGAAAGGTAAATTACCCTCGGCAAGCCATACGTTAAAAACAGAGGGTTTCCAACCTAGGGCTAAGGTAGCTTTGAGGGATATAGAGCAGGCGTTGAAGAGTCGTAGTCCTGAGGTCGTCGGCGAGTTTGGCGAGTGGACCCCTGAAGCTGTTGAGACTTGGCTTCCCGGTGAGGCTGACGAGGTGTTAAAGGTTAACCTTAGAAAAGGAGCCCGTGAGGATCCAGTTGAACAACTTCTTAACAAGGCGGTTGTCGAAGGTGCAGGTACGGCACATCCAGGTGGTCTCCTTTGGATACGTTATAAAGATGTTACCGTTCCTGATGGTAGGAAGGTCCGAGTTATCCATGAGATACAGTCGGATGTACAAAGGTATATAGAGGCGCTTATAAAAGACCTAAGGAACCTGCCATCCTTTAAAGTCTCGGAGAGTACGTCTAAAAAAGCTCTTAAGCGATTAGAACGATATCGTATAGACGCCCTAGCTACCCTTATAAAGGATGCTAAGGAGAAAGGGATAGATAGGGTATTCGTCCCCGATTTGTCGAGTATGCCAATCGGCTCGACTCAGTCTAAGGGTTTGTATGATGTTATGTATAAGAGGACGATGTCTAAGTTAGGCGGCTTTAAGAAAGACGAGCTTGTAGGGGCCCTTGATGAGACAGGGATGCCTATCGTTAGACCTACTTTAAGGCTACCGGAGGATCTGCCGGACAGGGACGCCCAACTCCTAAGGGACGTTTTTGAAGGCTTTCAGGAGGCTGGTGGAGTCATTACTCCAGAGACGAAGGAGGAGGTAGTCGATCATATCGTGAATGACCTCATAAGACCTCATTTTGAGGATAAATCAATCCCTCTTCGTAATACAGCACTTAGGTTCTACAAGCGCCTACTTAACGAGGGTATAACCTTTGAAGGCGTACCTAAGAAAGGCTACTGGCGTTCAACGACTATCGCCCTACCACTGGGTTTAGGGTTGGTCGTTGTAGACGAACGTGAGGCTAGAGCGGAGGAGCGTCCGCTTACGATGCAAGAACTAGTAGACCAGGGTATAGTAGAGCCGAAGGATATAGTACCACCTGAAGGGTTAGAGGAGAAGTCTGAGGTGGTCAAGCCTGGAGAGGCTACGTACCCCTTCGACCCGTTCCATCCTGAGCGCAAGCCTGTAGACGTCAAACAACTCTCTAGGACGATGAAGCAATACGTAACCCAACAGGAATTGGACAATATGTCCCTAAAGTACGGACTGGTGAAAGGTGTCACTGGTCCTATGTTCTTCACACCGGGTTATAAGGAGACTATGGACTTTACGAAGGAACGTCTTGAGGATATGTACAAACAACTAGGTATAGAACCTAAGCCCTACGTAGAACAGGCTGGAGAGATCATTGGTGAGTTTGCCCCTATAACTATGTTTATGGGTGCGGCTAGATGGACCATAGGTGCTTTACGCTGGTCTCCCAACTTCTGGAATAAGTTTATAACTACAGGAGCCTATGGAGCTGCCTACGAATGGGCTAAGGGAAGGGCTAAGACGCCGGAGGAGGTGGCTAAGGAGGCTGCTTTATGGGGTGGATTGGAAGTCTTGCCCTACGTACCTAAAGCTATATCGTTCCCTTTTCGGCTCGTTGGTAGATACATGAAAAATAGAGATAAGTTCGCTGATAGGATTATAAAGACAGCTTGGGAGGTTATAGAGGGTCAGAGAGGTGTAGGGCCTCTACGTATACCGCAACCTAAGGACTTTGGGAGGTTGATACGTCCCTGGATCGAAGACTTCGGCGAAACCTGGAGGGAGTGGTTGCAACCTGCTCTGTATCGTATGGAACCTAAGGTTAGGAGGATGTTTAGAGATTATTATCGCAACCTTGGGATACATAAGGAAGAGGCGCTTGGGTTGGCCGAACGTATAGTAACAGGTAAGAATTTAGAGAAGGGCATCGAACCCCTAAATAGTTACGAGCGTCAGAAGTTGTACGAGTACTTCGCCGAAAGGTTTAAGATCGCTAAGACCCCAACCCAGGCCTATAAGGAGTTGCGTCAACATGTAGAGGGTATAGCCTTTTGGTCTGAAAGGGCGCAGGCTAGAAGTAAGGTAGGCGTGTTAGCTGACTTACCTGCGGACCGTAGGGGACTAATTAAAAGGTACGCTAAGGATATAAATAAGTATATGACCCACTGGGGCCAGGAGGCTACGAAGGCAGGCTGGAAGAAAGTTAAGGGGCAAATACAACCTTTGATGTCTGTCTGGACCTTCCAACGTAATGCCGGTGCGTGGCTGGGTAGGTACTACAAAACTTTGGATGCGGAGACGGTTAAAAAGTTGGAAGATGTCCTTAGAACCCCTTTGACTGATAGGAATAGTTTCCGTAAAACGGAGATGTTACGACTAGATTTAAGTAGGTTTATGAGAAGGCACGACTTGTCGAAGGAAGCCAGAGAGGCCTTAGGTGAGGTAGTTGATGCTGGCGAGGTGGCCTATCAAAGTCTGGTGGATATTACTAGGGACGTCGAAACCGCGAGGTTGTTCCAGACTATTCATAATATGAAGAATGTGTTTAAAACACCTAGAGAGTTTAGGCAGGCTGTTAAGAATGTACCGACGTTCGACGGCAGTCGCTGGGTCAGGGTACCAGTAACCGAGGGGCCCTGGGCTAAATACGGCGTGCTTGAGGGTGGTTACCTACACAGGGATGTCTGGCTTGAACTCAAGTCGTTCATAGATCCTATACAGGAGAGTGTGCCGTTGTTGAGAGAGGCGATGCAGCTATGGAAGTTTGGTAAAGTGGTTGCTAGACCATCTACACACTTCAGAAATATGATGTCGAACGTCATCCTCAACCATCTAGGTGGTATGCCTTTATACAGCCCGCGTAGTCTTGAGAGCTATATAGAAGCACTAAGGGTTATACGTAACCCTGAGAAACATAAGGCTATGTGGGAGGAGATGAGAGACGTAGGCGTGTTCACCGGAGCCTTTGGTGCTGAGGAACTTAGGGCCCTAAAGGCCGTTAGGTTAGAAAACGTAAAGAACGTAGGTGAGTTGGTAGGCACCCTAACGTCCAAACTGGCTAGGAAGGGTGCACGTCTATATACTTTAGAGGAACACTGGGCTAAGGCAGCTAAGTACCTTCATAACGTTAAGTATAGAGGTATGTCTAGTGTTGAGGCTGCTGAGGATGCTGTTAAGTCTACCTTCCATTATGGGGAGATTACTCCGTTCATTAGAAGGGTGAGAACTAGCCCGTTAGGGTTTCCTTTCGTAACGTTTACCTATAAGGCTATACCTTATATTATGGAGACTACTATTCGAGCCCCCTGGCGTATAGCTGGTCTAATGAGCGCTTTGTGGTTAGGAGCCCAGGCGAGCTTGGAGACTTTAAACATTACGGATGAGGAGTGGAAAGACCTAAGGAAGAGGTTGCCCGGGTACGTTAAGAATGGCGCCTATTTACCGCTACCCTGGAGGGATAGTCAAGGTCGTCTACAACTCTTAGACCTAACTTACATACTTCCCTGGGGCGACTTCTATGAGGTGTTGAGGGCTGGTGGTGAGGAGGGTCGTCTAGGTATAGGTAGGTTTATATTTGCTAATCCGTTGTTCACGACAGCTTACGAGCTGGCCTTTAATAAGAATTATGCGGGCCAGCCAATTAGGCACGACTGGGAGCCGACCCCTATACAAGCTTTTAAGGTGTTCAACCATATCTGGAAGGCTGCAGTCCCCTCTATATTTATAGGTGGTTATGATTTCATGAAGGTCTACAACCTATTGTTTGAGGAGCAAAGGGAGTACGAACCTACCGCTAAGCAGGTACTTGCCAGTCAGTTTGGTTTGAAAACGTTTGCTAGGACAGAGGAACAAGTAGCTAGGGTTGATTATGCTAGGCGTCAAGAACAGGAACGTGAGTTGTGGTCCCAGGTGTATAGGGAGTATAGAGGGGGAGCCGGCCTCAGCGAGCGTGCTGTTAGGCGGGCCCAAGACCGGCTCCGTAGGATATGGGCTGTGGAGGACTAATTAGGTCTCCTTAGGATCTAACTCTCCTTAGGATTGAGTTCGATCTCACCTACTATGACTGTCTCACCATCTGATAGTGTTCTAGGTTCCGTGGGACGCCTAGGTGGCTCAAGGCGAGTCAACCCATAGAGCTCAACGATGAGCTTATCCTTCCTGTAATCCTTCTCGTGGAAGAACCATCTACCCGTTGCCCTAAGGTTACCTAGGGTTAGTTCAGCCTTTTCCTGGTTTCCTAACGTTCTAATTAAGTCGTTAAGAACCCCTAGCTGTTCGTTCTTAAGTGATAATACGTAACGTCTCATACCATTACCTCCTTTCCTTTCTTCTCTTTTTTGGTTGGGCAAGGTCGTCAACATCCTCCCCGCCTATATATTTATAAAATATAGGACTTCTACCTCTGTTACGCTGTTCCACCTCCCGTCTAACAAACCCGGCCTCGGTTAGGCTGCCTATGGCTTGCATAATATCTCCCTTGTGGATGCCTCTAGCTACGAGACCCCTCATCAAGTCGGTGTGCATAATTCTGCCCCGACGTTTAATCTTCTTAAGGACCGTCTCTAGGATCCAGCCAGTGGTTGAGGAGCTACGTTCTATGGTACCGAACAGTTGGAACATCTTCTCCTCAGTAGCCTCTAGGATGGCTAGGGCTTCCTTTAAATCCTCCAAGTGTATTTGTTGTCTACATTTGCTGGTGGATATAACAAGAGCCATCCTGAATAAATGGTCTGGTTTACGTTCCTGGTAGGCCGCACGCTTCTCCTCGTGGCTCTTGTAGGGATAGAACTCGTTGTCATACCAGTTATCGAACCACTCGCCAGCCTCTTCAGTCGGAGGCATCTCCCCTTTAACCTTGTGGAGCTCTATCAACTCCTTAACCAGCTCGTCCCTGAGCTCACTACATAAGGGTGTAGGTGTCGACACTGGTCCTGTTGGGAAGTCTCTGCATACGTAAATACATCTAGCTACGAAGCCACCTGAGAACATAACGTCCGGCATCCCAAACAACCAAGAGGGAGCCGAGGCCCAGAGGGCTGAGAGGCCTACGTTACGTAACGTAGTAGTCCCTCTACCTATAGTCTCGGAGGACCATATGTCCGGGCAATCCGCCAATCTGGTTATTAAGGGAATAAGGCCTGCATGGTAGTCCCGTTTGTCTATAAACGTAGACAACTCGGGAGCTATTATTATAGCCGTACTGTCTAGTACCTCAGGAACTATCTTTTGCTTATCACCCTTCTTAAGGAGCTTGGGACGTTCGCGTCTTAGTGCCTCTACAAGTGCCTCAGGTGTTATACTTTCACTAATAATTTTCGTTTGACCTGTTTCCCTTAGTATGCGTTGACCTATTGATATAGCCGTTGTCTTTTTACAGATGCCAGTAGGGCTGGTCAGCACGGTGATCATCGCCGGATATACCTTATAGGTCCCCCTGGGTACGTAGACGTTACGTCCAAGATTGGCTCCTAGTATAGTTAGACCAGTAAATAGATGGAACTCGAAAGGTATTTCGTTCCTATACTTTTCAGGTAGTTTGAGGCTGTCGGAGCCGGCGGCATAACAAACATATTTTCTTATCCATCCTTCTTTTGGAATGAGCTCTCGGTACCGCATAACTCCTCCTGTGTAGCGTACCTTTTATGTACCTTAGCAAGTGGGAGGCTCGCCTGTAGGTAGAATTTTAACGTTTTAATGTTCTCCAGGGTTAGTATTATAGCCTTCTCGTCGAGTTCTACGGTTGGTGACCATGTACCTAAACCTCTAACGTTCTGTGTTATACGTAAGTTGTGTAAAGCTGCTTTAATAGGCTTACAGGTGTCTATACTTGTCATACGTGGTAAAGGAATATAAGAGCGAATATATTTAATTTCCTCTATGGTAGTCATACCTAGAAAGTGGTGCCAGATGTCGTACTCTAGTCTTAACTTTCTAAGGAGGTCTATACGGTTCTCTAAAAATGTTATGCATATAGGTTCGAAGCCCTCATTTACTAGCCATTTGTAGTAATTAATCATCTCGTTTACATTTTTACCGTGCACTACGGCTCCTATTCTATACAGTCCATTCCATCTCGCCTGTTCTCTAAAGGCCGTGGTCAACTCGTAGGATTTAATAGAGTCGCCCATAACGTCCGGGGCTATTATATAGGGTTGTTCAGACGTAGTCACTAAGGACTTAGCTGTTTTGATAAGTTCCTCGTTGTTTATAGCTACGCCTTGTTCGTACATCCCGTTGTCCAGTATGACCCTTTTGCCAGCGAGAACCTGAAGTTTGTAGTGTTCTATATATTCCTTTTTCTCTCTTACGTAGGGAGCTATACAGAAACCTATGTCCTCCTGAAGGTAAAAGTGTTGTAAGTGTTTATAGGGTATCTCCATAGATAACAGTATTTGTTGTTCTACGCTCATCTACACCTCCAATTCCTTCAAATCTCTCCAGTTGTAACCATATTCAAAACTTACCTTAAAGCTCATGTTTTTGAGTTGCGGTATAGGTCGCTCCATCACCTCCTTCATTAACTTAGCATATTTGTATACGTCCTCCTCAGGACATTGAATTAATATAGAGTCGTGAACTGATAACAACAGGTCGGCCTCGGGATACTTCTCCTCTAGTAAGTGGGATAAACGTATCAAAGAGCTAAGGGTGACGTCAGCCGCGGCCGATTGAACTGGGAAGTTGAGAGCTTGACCGGTAATGTTGCCTCTTAGAAAATAACGAATGCGTCCGAAGGCGGATCGTAGAAACCCATCACTCTTAGCTTTACGTTGTAAAGTCTTCCTAAAGGTGTCTAGTCCGGGGTAGTTACCTAAAACTATATCTACATACTTCTGAGCCTTCCATTTTGGGATGCCAAACTTGAGGGCTATGGAACCGGTTGTTCTCCCATAGATTAAACCAAAGACTATGCTCTTACCCTCAAGGTATTGTTGGTCAGTATAATTAGGCCCGTGTAACAACGTAGTAACCTCCTTATGAATGTGTTTGTAGAAGGCGTCGTGTATCATTTTCTCGTCGTTTGCTAAAATAGCTGCTACGGCAAACTCCAACCTGTCGTAGTCAGCCTGTAGTAATACCTTACCCTCATCAGGTATGAATATATGTCTACGTTTTTTGTTAACGTTCTGCATGTTAGGCTTCTCGGAGTTTAACCTACCGGTCTCGGTACCAGATGGACCGAACCTAGCGTGGATACGTCCGTTGAACAAATTACTTTTTATAGTACGCAACCACTTTTGGATTGTGTTCTTTTTACGATAGTCTAGGATGGCTGCTACTACGGGACTTTCTGTATTCTTATAGAGACGTTCCAAGTGGTCCTCGTCTGTAGAGGCTTGCCTACCTAAACCTAGGGCGACGAACATCTCGTTAAGTTGTTTAGGAGAGCGAATGTTAACATTATACTTGTCAAAATGGTCCCATATTTGGTCTGCCTCTTTACTTACCTCCTCTAGTTGTTCGTCTAACATTTGCTCGTTTACCTTTATACCTGTTAAGGTCATCCCGCTACAGACGTGGACAAGCGGGAAAACGATCTCCTTTAGGACGTCTGAGGTTCCCTCCTGTTTAACTTCCTTAGACAGTTTGACGTAGTTCTGGTAGGTAGTGTCCGCATCAAAGCAGCAGTAGGTAATCCTATCGTTTCTGTCTAGAGAGGTCCGCATGCTCTTGTAGTAGGGGTAGTCGGTATGTAGAGAATTACAAAACGCTAGGGATTTAGGCCAGTGGGGTACCAAGCTGTACTGGGCTAGAGAGGTATCAAAGTCAGCCTTTATCTTTATGTTCATACGTCTGAGGAAGGTAACGTCGAACGTAGCATTATGAGCTGTTTTGTAGGCGTCGTTCTCTAATACCTCTTTAGCTAGGTCGCGTTCGTACCTATTGTCGAAGTCGAAATGTATAGCTTTACCTTCGGCATAGGAGCACGCCATACCAGTAATATGACCTCTTACTGGGTCTAGGGCGTCCTTCTCTTCCATACCAACGGTCTCGATGTCGAACGCATAACATTTTGATAGCTTACCTAACACCTCATCTCTAGGAATATGACTTGCCTCTACGTAATCCGTCTTAGGTGGCTGCCAACCCTCCAGAGCCAACCTGTTGGCTTTCTCTAGGTCGTAAACGGTTATATCGTAATACTGCCATTGTTGTTGGATGAAGCGAGGGTGTACTATTGGGATGACTATATAGTCGTTGTATTGAAATGGATACCCTCTATATTTAGTTATGCTCGTGTGACCAGTAAAATGTTGTAGAACCGGAGCCCCGCAGGCAATAATTACCTTTAGGTTAGGCATCCTCCTAAATAGCCTTTCGGTGTGTACGTGGCACGCCTCCATTTCCTCTAGAGTAGGGGCTCTGTTATTAGGCGGACGGCACCTAACCACATTATCAATCATTATATAGGGTTTGTATATAACCTTAAAAAACCTTTTTTTGGCGTATACCTCAAACAGCCATTCGTTGTCACCTGTTATAGTGTTTTGAGTGTACGTCTTATTAGACAGGCCGGCGTCTGCCAGCAGGCGGTGTAGAAGGGCTCCTGTGTCACCACAAAACGGTATACCCTTCTGGTCCTCAGTGGCCCCGGGTCCCATACCTAACAAACATATTGGGCTGTTAAGGTTGCCTCTAGCTGGGACTACCTTTGTACGTTCCACACATAATTTACATTTGTTACATTCGTTCATCGTGTCCTCCTTTTCAACCACTTGTAAAGGGTTCCTCGACTTACGCCTAGACGAACGGCTGCCTTATCCAAGTTCCCAGCCTCCTTTATAATTTGCATAACGTCCAGGCCATCTCGCTCTAGGTTCTCTAAGATTCTTGGTTTGTTAGGGCCGCCTCTGGGTCGCATCTTTATTCCTAGTTGTCGCAACTCTCTGTAGAGAGTTGGGGGTTTCATATGTAGGTGGCGAGCCATTTGGCTTATAGACATCTTGCAATCATAATAAAGGTATTCGAGTTGTTCCTTCCTCTCGTCCATTTACGCCTCCGATTTAATTTGAATAGGTCGTAAAATACCGTAGGCTGCTTTGATATGTTTGGGTAACTCGTTGCCTTTCTCCCGTCCATTTACGCCTCCAAGGTTGTATCGTAGAATATGACGACAGATTGCAACAGCCTCCTCGTTAGTCAAAATGATCTGGGCTTTGATTTTGTCGGAGTTTGCGTGGAACTCCGTTAAGATCCAATCGTCGTCAATTAGTCTGATTTCATACCTAGGTTTCATTTCGACCTCCTTAATCAACCTAAATTAACCTAAATCAACCTAAATCAACCTAAGGCTGTTTCGTACTCGTCAATTAACATCTGTATATAGTGTCTAGCCTTACGCAAGTCTTGTAGTCGGTGTTTACGAGAACGGCTTTTATGTTTATACCTACAAATGTATTTGACTACATTACCCTCCCGAAAGCCGAGTTGTTGGTCGACTATAAAGTCTATAACTTCTATCTTACCCTTTTTGTAGTATTTCATTTTAAACCCCCCAAAAAAGGGTTATGGAGCCCCTTCCAGCAACCCGAATTCTGCAGTGGCCGCACATCGGACGGGTACACCCCCAACGCCACACTCTCCCGGCTAGTCGGGGCTCCGTACAACCTAATAAAACCTATTAAACATTCCTAAGGAACTCTTCTTTTATAGAACGACTGTAGGCAAACGAGCCACGTAGGATTGTCATACGTACTGGTGAGTGGGTACGTACACCTCTACACTGCATACATTGGTGACGTGCTTCTGTATGTACGCCGCAACCCTCCGGTTCTAGGTGGTCCATAATCTCATCGGCTAGGAGACGGGTATAGGTCTCCTGTAGAATACAACCTTTAGCTAGGTAGTCCATTAGACGGATAGGTTTGGAGAGGCCTACGACTCTACTGGAGCGTGGGATGTAACTCGCACAGACTCTTATGCCTACCCTCTCGAGGTGGTGTGGACACCTAGTCCAGACGGTGTGAGATGGCCAGGTGATCATACCGTCGAAAGGTTCCTCCTCAAACTCGCTGATTTCGAAGTCGTCGGCTATGAAGTCGTCCAACAGAGCTCTGGCACACCTGTTAGGGGTGTCTCTAAAGTTTAGGTCGTTGTCAGGGGCGCCTAGCGCGTCTAGTATGTCGGCGAAGGCGTCCTCTAACTTGTTGAGTATTTTCTTCTTTCCCTCTTTCGTTAGGTTTTCTAAAACCAGACGTCCTTTTTCCATTCGTTCATCCTTTCCTTTTATAGTTTGTTATAGTTTGTTATAGTTTGTTATTACTGCCAGCCGAACACCTTATGCCATTGGAGAGAGAGTTTCCATCCCTCCCTCAGGTAGGGTTCGCAGAGCTCAAGGTTTTCTTTTATACGTACTAGATAGGGTTTACGTCCACCTGGATCTATTGGTTGTACGAACTTATGGGCCGCGGTGTCAAGGTTACGTAGTTGGTGTACCCATTTACTATAGGTTGGAATTAAGACCTTCCACTCGTTAACCTTATCGAGGTTCGTTAGGTCCATAATCTCCTTAGGGGAGCAGGATATATAGGTTCGTGGAAGGTCTGGTATGGGCTCTACTCCGTTTGTTTCTACGTACACCTTATGGCCTTTGTCTAAAAGGGTTTGTACGAGCTTACGTAGTAAAGGATGTATAGTAGGCTCGCCACCTGTAATACATATACACTTTAGCTCTGATCTGCTTGCTAGGCTGACAAGTTCCTCAACCGCATACTCCAATCTGGTTCTGTGGTCGGTGTCGCAAAACGAACACTTTAGGTTACACCCTGCTAGTCTTATAAAAAACATAGGGGTGAACGCATGTCTACCTTCTCCTTGGTAGCTTTCGAACGTCTCGGCTACTGGTATAATTTTGGTCATCTTTCTCCCTCCTCTTGAGTTTAACCCCTCGCTCTGAATTCGGCGTAGGTGTGGTCGGTCTCCCATAAACGAACACGTTTAAGTATGTGTTCGAGGTGTACATGTAGTTCTCCCCAGATCCACCTGCAAAGGAATTCAGCGGTTGGGTAGGTATTAGTAGAGTCGTTGAGATAGGTGTGGTCAACCTTTTCTACGACACCTTCTACGATTTGTTTAAGCTCCTTAAAGTCTATTATCATACCGTATGAAGGGTCGTGTCTGTTATAGTTAGGATGACCCTCCACCTCCACTAGGAGTCTGTAGGTATGCCCGTGGAGATTTTTACACTTACCTGTGTGCATCGACAGCTTGTGGGCGGCGTGGAACGTCGTCATATAACCTAAAACAGTTTTCATCTTTTACCTCCTTTTTTTATATGTAACCCTTTTCCTCTAAGGCTAACCATGTTCGTTTGACAGCTTCCTCCTTTCCAAGGGCATTGCAGGGACAGTTGTCTGTAAAAAGAAGTCCAACAAAGGTTCTACATACCAAGCAGACTTCTCTTGGTAAGATGGAGACAGGAATTTCTTCTTCATCTGTGATCGTAGAAGGAATGCTCCTGGGAGCAACGTACAGGTTAGGTCCGAAGGTTGTCTGTCCTGGGCACTTGAAACACGCCTTCGGAGATTCGAGTAATTTGATAATCCTTTTGGCATGGTCGTCTTTAGTGTATTTACATTTCACTGTAGTCCTCCTTAATCTAATATCTTATTCAAGGCATCTCAAGCCAAACCAGTATATTTCCTACACACAAAATATCATCAGTGCTAAGCCACAAATGTTTACACACTTGACACTCATGGCTCCTGTTCATATGCGGAATCAGGAGGTTGGGATCGGTATCAGGGTATTTGAGCGATGCGCTCATCCATTCCTTAATTTTCATCTTACTTCCACACATCGAACATATGACTGGTCTTGGTACTTCCTTCATCTTTTAGTCGACTCGAGTGACTGGTCAGCTAGGTATTTTTCGGAAGGCACTGTTTATTAAAACATGACCATTGATTGTAATTATATCCAATGTATCGGTCTCATTCTGCTGAAAAAACCGATACTCAAGGTCCGGGTTGTCCTGTTGCATTCGCTTAAGATTTACCTTTAGTTCCTCAACATTTTCTTCAGTTAAATTTCTTAATTCTCCCATTTCAACTCCTTTCGGTTTATTGTATTTTATTTAAGGTATCCCTTCTCTTCAAGGGCTATCCATGTACGTTTAACAGCCTCCTCCTTACCAAGCGCTAGACACGGACAAGAGTCTGTAATAGGGACCTTTATAAATGTCTTGCATAGGCGGCATACCTTAGCCATAACGCCCTCTGCCTCTGGATTACGTGCTAAGGGTATAGGTCTGTTTCTAGGCTTGAACTTACGGGTTACTGGACACCCACAGCATTCCGAACTCTCAAACATCCTAATAAGTCTCTTAGCGTGTATGTCTGGGTTGTAGGTTAGTATACGGGTACGCTTACGTCGGTACATACCATATCCCTCCAATCGCAGTCGATTTGACCTCTTTTGTGTTTGGTTTCTACCAGTTCTACTGGTCGTTGTTCCTTATAACATATCTCACACATATACCTGAGGTTGAGCTCTATTGAACTGGCAGAGGGTCTAGTAGATATCTTACCTGAAGGGCTTATATATAGTTTGGGACGAATAGGCGTATTACAAATACTCCCGTCGTCAAGTCTTATCTTACACAACGGGTAGTTCTTACCCCTACACATGTTTTTTATATGTGTTCTCGTTTGACCTCTGTACATAGCTACCTCCTTTTTTCAACTATTTAGTCGTTCCAACCCTCCAGTTCGAAGCCGCAGGTAGGGCAGAACCGAATGTCCTTATCTACAAGGTCGGCAAACCCGCATTCCTTACACAGCCTTCTAACTTTTCTCGACTTACGCAGCTCATGTAAACGGAGTTTGTGATATGTATCCTCGTCAAATTCTGAAGGGTTGTCTAAGTTGTACATGCTAATGTCTATAATTTCCTCCAGGTTTTCGTTTTCGTTTTCGTTTTCGAGATTTAGGTCTATTTCAGGCTCAGACATTTTACGGCCTCCTTTTTATCCTTTTTATCCTTTTCACCCAGACGAATTTTACGCCACAAAGTCTTAGGTGTCTCACGTTCCCAAACTTCGCGTAAGGCTTTTTGAAGGGGTTGTAGAGGTATACCTTTAGAGTTTTAATACCTAAGAAGGACCTACCTGTCAGTGTTCCGAGACTAAGTAGTAATTTCATAATGGTCTCCTTCTATAGCGAGTTTGTATGAGTTTGTGTGAGTTTGTATAAGTTTGTATAAGTTTGTGTGAGGGTGTCCTTTTTGTATGTTAAAGGTTTTAGGTGACCCGGCACCCTAACCTAACTTGCCTGGGTCGACCCTCCGTAACTAGTATGAAGGGAACGCCATAACACAATTAGATAGGGTGCCGGTAACTTTTAATTCTTAGGTTTTTAGTCCTTATGGTACCTTACGATCCTTGCCCTATCCCTATACTCAGCCTCACCTGGTTCAACCTCAGTCTCGCAGGTGAAGGTGGCGCCTACGCACGCCTCGGCAAGGTTCCTTAGTATCTCTTTGACCTCTTCAGTCTCACCCTCCAGTTCGACCTCATCGTTTACGCAGGCTTCGTAGAGTTGGGCGAACCTGAAGGCGGCGCCGGACAGCTCACCGTCCTCGTTAATAAGGATGTAGTTTTCAAACAAACGACGGTTTTGCTGCTCACCGTCTAAGATTTTATGTTCGCCACTAAACCCCCAGGAGCCGGATTGGAATTCGGTCTCCTCCAGTTTGACTACCTCGCAGTGGTAGACGCCGTCCGGAACCGGGGTGCCTTGGGCCAAATCTTTCAACTTAGTACGAATTACAGCCATACCTTATTCCTCCTTTCCTTCTTCTTAGTGTAGGTTTTTACGTAGATAAAGGGAGATTTGGATATCTTGCTCACCTCCTTTCTGTAGTGGTTGAACGTACCGTGTACGGCCTGTGGGTTTATTGTACAGGGTACGTTTGTGTTGGGTAGAGCTTCGATGACCTCAATTGCCGTTAGTATTGCTGCTGTTAGGTCGGTATGTGCCGAGTAACTTCGATCTAAGTCGTTCGATGTTCTTAAGTCCGTCATCAACGCTCACCTCCTCTTGTAGTTCTAAAATTGTTTCCCCTCCAGCTTGATTTACTCGGTTACCAGCCATTAGGACGCCATCCGAGGTTGTTAGTATTTTACGTTCCACTTTGTCAATTATTAAACGTTTGCCGCCGTCGACAACCTTCTTACGTTGCTTAGGCGGTAGAAGGTAGAAGACGTGGTCACACCTGCCAGGCATCTCCTGGGCAAAGGTGTAACGACCTATAACGTTAGGGTACGTCATAACCACCTTCTCCTCCTGGTCCTCGACGTACATATCCGTAGAGGTGTAGATAATGTTCAACCACGGGAAGTCATATTTAAGTTTTTCAACGAGCTGCCTCATCTGTTCGATTGCTTCACCGTAGGTCTTTCTGGAGTCTTTGTAGGACTTCTGGACTCTGAGGAAGACGTACCCCATGTGTGTGAGGTCGTCCACCACGCACGTATTTTTCTTCCCCTTCAATTTGGTTATTTCTGGGAAGACGTCTACACAATAATCCCAGGGTTTTTTAGGGTCTACGATGAAGGCGTCGATGGGGCGTACGCTTTTCAAACCATCTGGGTCGAACGACAACACAAAGGTGTTTTGTTTGCCGAATAAAAGACAGGCTAGGGTTGTCTTACCTGCCTTACTGGGTCCCATTAGTAAGATTATGTGACGGTCTGAGGCACCATCATAGGTTTGTAACTTAGGCATTTAACGATTCCTCCTTTCCCTCAAGAGCTTCCTAAACATACTCAGTAAAGCTCCTAGAGTTAGTAGCATTAGTACTATTAATATTAAGAGTACGATACATTTCGCCACGTCTCAAGTCTCCTCGTCAGTTTTGTTAGCTTTGGTTGGTTCTAAGTGGTAGTGTTAGTTGTACTTCGGGGGGTACGACGTAGACGCAAAAGTCAGGCTCCTCTACACAGCTTTTATATAAACAAGCTATTTTGAACGTCCTACCTAACAGGGAGCGTCGTACCCATTTTACATAGTCCTCGTGTTCTATGTTGAACACAAAGACTAGGGTGTCACCTATCAACTTACACTCTTGTAACTTGTTGACTTTGTCCGCGTAACGTACGTAGCTAGGGTTCAAAAGGTCTACTAGGCACGCTCCTGGTAATAAGGAGCGTCTGCCTAATATTACCAAGGTTCTAGGTATGAAGTGGTTCTTACGTAGGAGCGTGTATAGCTGGTACACGTCCTGATGTATGTTTTCTATAGTTAACATCTCAAACCTCCTTAATCCTTTTTACGTTAAGATTTTCGAGGTTGTTAGTGTCTTACGTTAAGGTTAAAGAGTGATTTTGGAGGTGGGCCTACCCATCTTTACTTCCTCATACAATTGAAGCGTAGCGTCATTTTCACCATGCCAGCAGAGTTGTACGTAGGGGCAGGTAGACCTAGTTGTATGACAGTGATAGTGGTTCCTATCGTAAACGTTTGTCTGGATTGCTTTTGCAATTCGTTCAGCTTTATGTACGGCGAAGTCGTACCATTTTTGGATACGGTTGGAGTTCATAACTACCTTATCACGTTCCGCACGCGGTTGGCGGGTTTTAACCCCATAGTTAACGATCACCAGCTCGATGGGCTCCTTTAGACTACCTTCACCTACCCAGGCAAACCCGTCAACTTGTGGGCTGTGTGTAATAGACCTACTGTAGGTGGACCCGTAGCCTGAGGTGGACTTGTGTTCTATTAGAGCTAAACGTTTATAACTGTCTTTGGTTCGACCGATAGCGTCTATAGTAGCCTCGTAGACCACTTTCAGACCTTTACGGTCTATTAACGCTCTACTCAGCTCTTGTTCGACTGAGATTATGTCGACATCAGGGTCTTCTGGGTACTTGGTAAAGTAGGCTCTGAGGAGTCCAAGGGCTGTCTCGTAGACCTCCTGAGAGAACGAATTCTCCTCCGCATAATTACGCATATGTTTAGTTGCGTCATTAAACCTATCCTGTAAGTTTTTGTTTTTATTGATAGGGTGGAGTAAGACTTTCATACCCTCGTGGTACAACGATCCTATTGAGTAGTAATCCGGCCTCTCCTTGAGTTGACGACTGCGAACCACACCGTGGTAAAACTTGGTTTCGCAGTCGCAAAAGTAGTTGAGTGCTGTGTTACGTAGTTGTATTTTCACCTTTCGTTTTCCTCCATTTCAGATAGTAGAATTTAGAGTGTTCGTTCCGTTCTTTCCAACAGTTTATTAGGTTGTTAAGGGTCGACAACAATAGGTCCGCGTCGAGACGCTCTCTAGGCGTAAGGGTCCTAAAGTCCTGTAGCTGAACCCTCATAGCCATTAAAAGACCCTTTTCCCAGTTTCTCTGTCTAGCCCATAGTTGTTTTGTGGTAGGCATGACATCTCCCTTTCGTTTTGTTTCGTTTTGTTTCGTTTTGTTTCGTTTTGTTTCGTTAGGAACGGGAGGCCGACCTTTTTTAACCTTTTTTAACCTTTTTTAACTTAGGTTGTAGGTCGGCCTCCCTTTAGGTTTTAGGGTGGTTAGGACAGAGGACCGTAGAGCTCTACGTACCGCTTGTGCTCCTCTATAATCTTCTGGAGCTTTCTGCGGCGTTTCTCTTGATAGCTCTTCCTTTGTTTCTTAACGAGCTCAGCGTACTCCGGATCCTCTTGCATCCGTTTCTTCATCCGTTCGTATTGTTTTTTGTAGGCGCCGGACTCCTTTTGCCGTTTCCTACGCTCCTCCTCCCTTTGCTTGTAGACGCGCAGTTCCTTATTCTCTTGTAGAATGCGCTCGATCTCCTCCGGGGAGTACTTCTTCTTTGCCATATGGTCTCACCTCCTTTCCTGTTGTATTTAGACTCATTATGTCCCCCCTCCTCTTACTTTGGAGACGCTTCCAAAGATTGTCGAGAAGGACTTGAGGGCAAATTGGAATAATAATGTCGTCTTTATAGGTTTGTATATGTTCTAGTAGAAATTTGTTCATTCCGTTAAAGAACTCCTTGAGGTCTTTTTAGGTATTTGTTAGGAGTAACATAGCGGTACTGAGAGACGCCCTTTGGGCCTGTGTAAGGTGGTCTATCGTTCTTTGTTGTTCTCTTATAACAGACTTAAGGTCTAAGAGTTTTGTACGTAGTTCGTTCACCTCGTGGTCCTTCTGACCAAGTTCAAACTCTTTAAAGATTAGGTCCTCTTTAAGACGTTTAACTTGCTCCTCTAACATCTTTTTTGTTATGTACATTTTTATTCCCTCCTCCCTAATCTTTTCAACTTGAATTTTTTTTTGTTTTGATGTAGGCGTAGACGTAGCAACCATTCACACTTCTTGCTCTTATAACAGAGGGAAGAGAACATCTCATTTAGCTACATTCCGAGGCCGGTTTATGTCTACGCCCACACTGTTATTTCTCTAAAACATAATAAAGGGTTGTTAGGAATAGAATAGTTATACCTACAGGCCATAGCCAACTTAGGTGGTGTAAAACTATACCCAAAAAGGCTTTACCTAGGCTAGTACAGTAGATTTGGTTTATTAGGTTCATCTTTACCTCTAACGTTTTTCGTTTATACAGATTTCGCTTATATGGACTAGATGACCGTACAGACCAACTTTTCCATATAAAACCTCGTTGTCTATAGGAAGTCCTAAGAGACCTGAGCGGACGGCATAGGTCAGACAAGCTGGGTTTCCTTCACAATACATCCAAGACTCACCAGCAACTCGGTCCCACCAGTCCTCTACTAAGAACTCCGAACCTCCGAAGTCCTTGAACTGTGGGTGGACAACCTCTTGTTTGATTCTTACCTTCTTACCAGCAAACTTACTTGGTTCGGGGTGTATGTGGTTCATCTTTACCTCCATATAAGGTTTACTTTTAGGTTACATACTTAATAGGATCCTGTAGGTTAGCCTCTCTAAAACCCTTCAACCTAATTCGACAACTCTCACACTTACCACAGGCGAGTGGTTCACCCTTATTTATGGCTTGTGGGTTGTAACAACTCCAGGTTTCAGAGTAGTCTACGTTTAGGCTACGACCCAGTTTGATGATAGCTGCCTTTTGATAGGAGATTAAGGGAGTGTGGACGTAAATGCCAGGGTCGTCTACAGCTAACCTTAGGGTGTTGGTTACGTTTTGTATAAACTCAGGTTTACAATCTGGATAACCGGAGTAGTCTACGTTGTTGACACCTATAAAGTAGTGCTTGATACCCTGTGGGTATCCGTAGGCTAACATATGACTTAGAAAGATTAGGTTACGTCCGGCTGTAAACGTACTAGGTAACCTTTTGTCCCTAGCAAACTGAGAGCGTTGGTTGACACTTATTTGGTGGTCTGTAAGACTACTTCTAGTGTATAAGGGTAAACGTAATAGTTTGAAAGGAACGTTTTGGCTCTTGGCCTGTTGAGAGGCTTTCAACAACTCTACTAAATGTCTCTGGTTGTAGTTAAACCCTACTGCAGTACAGTTGTAGGTCTGTTTAGCTACAGCTAAACACGTAGAGCTGTCTAGACCTCCTGACAACAGGACTAAGGCCTTTCTGGTTTTAGTGTTAGACATACTTTAATTCTCCTTTCCAATTAAAGTGTTTTTGGCTGGGTTTAATCCGAGAGTGGTCAACTTAAGTTGTTTGTAGAATCCATGGACGTATTCGCTTAAAGCAAACAGTACTAAAGGGACGTGAATACCTGTATGTCGGTAGAACTTATACAGAACCTCGTTAGAAGGCTTCCAGAGGACGCCGTCAATCTGTTCTATATAGGTCCAGTCCTCATAGTAGGTTAGGTTGTAGTTAGCATAAAGAGCTAAGTCATATCGTTTAAGGATGACTTTAAGTATTCGGTAGGCTTCGTCTACCTGTTCAAGATAGTTTGGCAGGTTTGCTGGATAGGGGTGTCCTTGTGGTATCTCAACAGGGTTTAGTTTGTCTTTAATTTCTTGTAGAATGGATTCCTCGAGCTGTGGTTGCATACTTACTCACCTCCTTTCTTTAGTTAGGTTAGGTTTAGTTAGGTTTAGTTAGGTTAGCTTTAGCTATGTTAGGGTAAATTATATAATATTTTAAGATTTATTTCAATTATAAAAATTTAGAATGATTTCAAAAGGTTAGCTTTAGCTATTAAAAAACTTAATAATTTCAATTAGTTATAAAAATTTTTAACTTTAGTTAATAATTTCAAAGGGTTAGCTTTAGCTAAAAAACTTAATGATTTCAATAACTTACAAAGTGATAACTCACTTTAGTATCATACCAAAAAATCCTAAATAATTTCAAAGGTTTACAAACTGATATTTTTAAACTGATACCTTTACTTATATACTTAGATATAAATTTATTATTACCGTTTTTATATATAAGTATATATATTTATGTATATATATAAAAGTATCAGTTTCAAAATATCACTTTGTAACTTATTGATTTTATTACGAAATTTCAGATATGATACTAAACTGATTTATCACTTTGTAACCTTTTGATTTTATTAAGTTTTTAATTACATATAAATTACATATAATTACATATAACTACGTACAAATTACATACAAACTATATATAAACTACATACTAATTATATACAAATTACGTATAATTATAAGGGCTGGAACCTAAAAACCTAAAAAACCTAAAGGTTAGGACGTTTTAACGTTTTAACGTTTTAACGTTTTAACGTCAGGGAATGGTTAAACATTATAGGTTAAAGATTGCGGACCTTGTTAGGTACGTAAACGTAATAAAAATAAAAAAAAGGATAAGTGGACCCTAATTGGATCCACCTATCCTCCGTTAGGGATGTACATTAGTCCAACTTACCATACTTCTCCCTGTAGACCCTAACCTCCTCCCTAATTCGTTTGATGTTTTCGTTCCTTTTTCTATTATAGTCGGAACGTCTTGTCTTATTGATCAACTCATTAACGCAAAGAATGTAAACACCATCCTTTCCGTAATGTTTGATCAGGGACTTAAGGGTAGGGAATTTTTGGGTAATGTGTTCTCTATAGTTCATATTTGTCACCTCCTTTCATTTAATTTTGACATATATTATAATATTTTTGAAAATAATAAAACCATCAATTTATATAATAATTCCAATAACTTACATAAACCTATCTAAAATCTAATAATTTCAATAACTTACCTACCACCTAATATATAACCATATGTTTATAGGCCTATTAGGCCTATCAATCTGATTAGACCTATCAAACATACCAGATTGGTAGGTTTTGTAAAAACTTTACTTACTACACACCCCCCTCAAAAATCAAAACGTCGTCGCGTATAAGACCCTTTCTCTATACATACAGGGTGGCTGGTGAGAGTTGTAACTACCTAAAAACCTAACTACCTAGGGACCTAAGGACGCCTTACCGGTGAGAGTTGTAAGTGATCAGTGAGAGTTGTAAATGACTTGCCCTAACAATCCTTAATATTATATAATAAACCTAAATCGAAACTTCTAAGTTTAAGGTGTTCACATCATATGGAACCGTTAACCTTTATAGATTATGAGGTTTTAAATCTGAGGTTGTTGGATGGCTTATCTATTAGGCAGATTAGTAGGCGGACTGGTCTAACGACTCAATATATACGTAAACTCCTCAACAGAGAGGAGGTTAAAAGGCTTACGCAGGAGGCCCAGCGAGAGGTGGCTGGTCAGCTTAAGAACTTGGTGGGCTTGGCTACTGAGAAACTACGTGAGTGTCTGTTGTCTAGTAATAAGAACGTAGTCCTATTGGCTGTTGAGAAGGTTTACCGAACCCAGGGTATGTTTAAAGACGTCGTCGAGGGCAGGCTTACAGCTGAAGATGTGGTTAAGGAGCTCCTTAAGGATCAGCGTGAAAGGACTGTAGGGGAGGCTAAGCGTCAAATGGTTGAAAAGCATAACGTTAGGAATATGGATGTTTTCGACCAATCCGACAACAAAACGTTTCACTAACTAAACTAGCTCAACCAGCCCTGCTGTCTATAACGACCCTAACAGCCCTGATCCTAACAACCCTAATATCTGACTAACTAAGTTATATATGTGGCAGGCGACGATACGTATCTTTAGGAACATCTTTAACGGGTTAAATGGTGAGTACGTACTCCAAAGGGTGTTTGAGGAGCGTTATGGACATATTTGTACAAAACTGGATAGGTTAGAACAAGCTTTGTACGGTAGACCTAACAACAACCCTGGGATACTTGAGATGGTTATAAGAATGGATGAGAGGTTGAAAAGGATAGAAAGTATAGGTATGAATAAAAATTGGAACGTTAGGAACGTTAGGAAGAGTGAAGAAGTTAGATTGGAGTAAAATTATACACAAACCGGAGGAGTTCGACGATCCCGATCTAAAAGGCTCCTATGTTTATATGAGTCCTAGGACTATCCTAATCTGCCATTGGTTGAGGAAGACGACCGGTTGGCCGATGATATTCCATAACAAATACGGTCTACATGGTTGTGTTTGCATGTCGAGAGGCCACCATACCCCTAACTCTTATCATAACTACGACCATCCTGAGGGTTGTTCGGCCGTTGACTTTCATTTTGTAACGGACACGGATCCACGCATCCAAGCTTGGCACGTCATTCGCTCCGGTTTCAAAGGCATAGGCATCTACCAAAACGTTTGGAAGTGGAACAATAGAACACTTAGGATAGGGTTCCATGGAGACTTGAGGAAACACTTTCAAATTTGGAAACTCGACCCAACCATAAACGATTATGTATATCTACTAAGATAGAGGTTGAAAATGAACTTACTTAAGTTGTTAGGCGCCGACCCAATCGGAATGGCTGAAGGGATAGCAAACGTCATAGACAAGTTTGTCGAAACTCCCGAGGAGAAGGCAGCTGCTGAAATAATTAGGACGAAAATCCAGCAAAAGCCGGATGAATGGCAAGCTAAAATAAACCAAATCGAGGCAGCCCATAGGTCTATATTTGTAGCCGGCTGGCGTCCCTTCATAGGCTGGATTTGTGGCATCGGTCTAACCTGGGCTTTTATAGGACAACCTGTCGTTGAGGTAGTACTTAAGTGTACCGATGTGTTTATAGAAATGCCTGACATAAATACCAGCGAGCTTTTGACGTTAGTATTCGCCCTCCTAGGGTTGTCAGGAGTTCGTACCTACGAGAAGAAGCACGGTTTGACTAAATAACTAACCTAAGTTAAAGAATGAGACCTTGTGATAACGTAATACAAACATTATTCCAAATTGCCAACAAGCAAGCAGTCACCGTAGACTTCATTCTAAACAATCCGCAACGTAAGTACAGCGCCCAGGCAACCAGTAGAGATATAATCCTAAAGGCACGACGTGAAGGCTTTAGTAGCTATACGTTGGCAGAGTTCACCGTAGCCTGTATGTCAGAACAAAATACAGCAGCCGTTATTATGAGCCATGAGGGAGAGGCGACTGAGCGTCACCTAGCCAGAGTGCATTTCTACTTAAAACATTTAAAGGGTCCCGCGCCCGTCCTAAAACGTGAAGCTAAAAACTTCTTAAGTTTCCCTAAAACAGACAGTACGTTTTACATAGGCACCGCAGGTGGTAAGACGTTCGGCCGAGGAGATACTATTACCCACCTACACCTATCAGAGGCTGCATTCTACGAACAACCTAAGAATGTGATAGGTGGCGCACTACAGGCAGCCAGTCACGCGAAACGTATAGTAATCGAAAGCACCGCAAACGGTCACAACTGGTTCAAACGTTTATGTGATAAAGCTCAAAGGGGTAGAGGGCAATTCAAACTACACTTTTTTGCTTGGTTCGACGATCCTGACAACCGTTTACTCCTAAAAGGTAACGAGATATTTGACGAGGACGACTGGCAACTAAAAGAAACCTTTGGTTTGACTACAGAACAGTTGAAATGGTACGTAGCCAAACGCGAGGAGTTTATGGAGACCGAAGATGACATCGAAGGCCTAAGGTTGTTCAAACAAGAGTACCCTTGTACACCTGAGGAGGCCTTCCAAGCATCCGGTGCTCCCTACATAGGCCAGTTTAACTATGAGGAATTGGAACCTATCGAGGTGGAGGGAAAGCTTAAAGTTTACGAACAACCGAGAGAGGAGGGTAGGTACGTACTAGGTGCAGACATTAGCGCAGGCATAGGGCAAGATTACACAGTAGTTATTGTATTCGACCTCGAAAGGCTGCGCCAAGTAGCTATATATAGAGATTGCTGGACCACTCCTGAGTCTGCTGCCCACGTAATAGCTCGGGTAGGTAGGAAGTTCAACGACGCCTACGCCGTACCCGAGCTAAACAACCACGGTATTTTAACCGTTGAGGTTTTGAAACGTATATATCCTGTTAATAAGATTTATAGACGCATAACTCCAGATGCCAAGACCCCTTATGATAAGAAGAAAAACACACTAGGGTTCCTAACGACTGAGAAGTCTAAGTTCCATCTAACGAACACCCTTAAGCTTTATTTACGTCGTGGAATGATAATTGTAGACAAACAGACGATACATGAGTTGAGGTGCCTAGAGGAGGTTGATGGCAAACTACAGGCCCCCGAGGGTGAGTTTGACGACTGCGCAATGGCTGCTGGCCTGGCGTGCGTAGGCATTAAAAACTAGTTAGGGATCCTATCAAACCTCCCCCAGATAGAAAGGTTAGGGTTGACTACACCAAACCTATTTTACCCTGGGCTAATCTGGACGAGGTCACGCAAGACAGTTATGAGGTGCTAGGATGGCGTTAAGAGGAGAAGCTGAAGAGGTTAGAAAATGGAAGGCTAGATTGGAGTTTGCGATGGCTGAGCGCCAGCAGGTCGAGCGCGACTGGTCCAGAATCATCCGTCAATATGAGATACAATACGAAACAGACACCAAACAAGTTAGAGTCAACCTAACATTCCCAAGTGTTAAAATTCTAATGAGAAGCGCAGCAAGCTCTAATCCTTATATATACGTAAACCCGACTCGACCTGAGTATGTTTTAAGCGCAGACGTACTCGAGTTTCTGTTGAACGACCACTGGCGAGCTCAAAACCGTAAAAGAATACTGAGGAGGATAGTCTTAGACACTATTCTACTGAAGGTAGGATACGGGTTGACTCACTTAAAACCTGACCCCGAGACGGGAGAATACACTACATGGCTGACCAGAGTATCTCCAGCCCATTTGTGGAAGGATGGTGCCCTCGACGTAGCTGACAGTTACTACGTAATACGCAAAGTAGTTATGCCTTGGTCTAAGGCTAGGAAGATGTGGCCGAAGGCCGACCTACCTCCAGCATCTCCTCACGAAATCTACGGGGACCTGGACCGAGCAACCGGTTGGATATTCTCCCACTTAGAGGAACCTGAGGAGTTACACGATGACGAAATGGCTAGGTGTATCGTATACGAAGTACACAACCAACTAGAGGGCGAGATAAGTGTGTTCCATCTACAATATGACCGCTATCTAGTCAAACCTAGGCCAAGTCCTTATCCAACCCAGTCGTTGTTTACCCAACTACAGTTTAACGAAAAGGTATTCCAACACTATGGTATTAGCGACCTCGAACCAGTCGAGCGCCAACAGGACGAACTGGATACAATTCGTGACCAGATGAGGACACACAACCGTAGGTTTAACCGCAAATACATAACTGCTAAGGATAACATAGACGCTAAGAATAAAAAACGTTTAGAAAGTCAGGAGGATGGAACCGTCGTCGAGGCCAACGACCCAGATGCCTTTAAACCTATTGAGGACGCCCCACTCTCAGGTGATGTGTATGCGTACCACGCAGCTATTAAAGAGGACTATAGAGAAATCCTGGGTATAAATGAATATGATAGGGCGGGTGCCGTGCCTCGTACAAAAACCGCCTACGAGACAGAACAAATAGTTAGAGGTACGATGGAGCGTAGAGGTGAGAAGGCAGACCTAACGAACGACTTCATCTGCGAGGTAAGTCGTAAAGACATCGCCCTAATGAAGAAGTTTTATGACGAACCTAGGGTAGTAAGGTTGTTAGGCCCACAAGGCCGTTTTTGGAGACAGGTAACCCAAGAGGATTTGCAAGGTGTACACCGAGTGACAGTACAGGCTGGCTCCACAGCACCTAGGAACGAAAGCGCGGACTTCCAAAAAGGTGTGCTGATTTACCAACTATTTGGCAACGATCCTAACTTCGACCCGATAGTATTAAGGGATATATGTACAAGATTAATGAACATTCCCTTCAGGACCAAGTTGTTACGACAACAACCCTTAGCACAAGAGGCTGCCCAGACGCAAGGCGGCGGGACGCAATTACCAAATATGGCTCCGTACGGTGTGAACCCTATGTCGCAAAGGTTGCCAAGTCCGCAGAGGATGGCTGAGTTGTTGAGGAGTCCTGAGGTAGCTCGGCTAGGACAAATTTGAGAGGTGTAAGGTGAGTCATACGGGTACATACGTACTAAGAGGTAAGAAACTAATTAAGATTAGTGATAGGGTTAAGGGTCCGTTGACATTTTCAGACGTAACATTCAAACAACCTTTTATAACAACCGACTTAACAGGCTACCCTATAGAGGTCAAAAGCGCACGACATAAGAAGAGGTTGATGGAGATGTTCAACGTACGCGAACCTGTGGATAGTAAGGATGTAGCAAAGAACACCTCCAATAGGCTTAAGTTTAAACCCACAAATAAAAGGGAGTTCGTAGCAAACCATTTGAAAAGGTTGGGCGTAACCAAAAGTAAGTTAAGGATTAAAATGTACAACAGACCCCTAGAGGATGTTAGGGATCCTATAGATAGAAAGGTTTTGAAAGGTGCCCTATCACATACGTAAAAAAGGAAGCAAATGGTGACTTATTCGAGAGGATGGCTCCGTGAAGAGCTGTCACTCGACTAAACAAAAAGCACGCATTAGTGCGAGTTACGCAACTCGCGGTGAGAGATATGCAAAAATACTGAGAGGAGGTAAACAAAATGTCAGGAGATGAAGGCGTAAAAGGCGGTACCGACCAGGGAGATAAAGCCGGCTCCCAATCGGGCGCAGGAAAAGGTGCACCTGATACCGTAAATCAGGGAGGCGAGGGAGGAGAGAGTAAGACCTTTACCCAGGAGCAGGTCAACGAGATCGTAAGTAGAAGGGTTAATGAGATTAATAAGAAGTATGAACCCATGGAACGATCTCATAAGATTCTGCAAAATATGATGACTGACCCGGAGTTCCGCCAGTGGCTAGAAGACAAGTCCTCCGGCAAGCAGACAGGTGAGTCTAAAAAAGAGGGAGCCGATCCCAACGAAATCTTCCAAACACTCACCCAAAAGGATCCGGAGCTTGCACCCGTAATCAAGAAGCTCGTGGATGCTATGGTTGAGGAGAGAGTAGGGCCTATACAAAACGTTGCTATGAAGGCAGACGCCACGGCCAGCAACGCGAGTATTAAGGCTGAGGTACGTGATATGGAGGAGGCTGTCGACGAGGAGGGCAACCTTTTGTACCCGTGGATGCTCGAGCAGGAGTTTAAGAATGACATGGCTGACATTATGGAACAACAGCGAGCCTTTACGCTCGCGGATGCCTACGACATCGCGGCTGCTGCTCGTATTCGACAGGGTAAGCAACCACCTGCCGTTAAACGTACTCAACTACGTAGGCAAAAGAAGGAGGCTGAGTTGTTAGAAAGCGATGAACACGGTAGTGGTACCGGTGCCGGAGGGAAGGCTACCGAGTCAAAGCCTAAAGTCTTCAAGAGCTTCGAGGAGTGTTTTGACGCTGTGGCGAGCGAACGAGGTTGGTTCAAATAGTTAGAATAGTTAGAATAGTTAGAATAGTTAGAATAACTAGTTGAAGGAGGTGAATGTAGGTGGATACAACAGAAACTAGAACGTTCGACGAAATCGTAAGCACGACCTTAGACGCCTACATGCCAACTCTGGTAGACAACATTCATAAGTCATGCCCAGCGTTCTGGGAGTTCAAGAGAAAAGGGTGTTACGTGCAAGCCACACCTGGCGTTCAGATCGTAGAGCCGTTGATGTATGGTAAGAATACTACGATTGCCGGCTATAGTCGTTATGAGGTTATAGACGTCACGCCACAGGAAGGTATCACCGCGGCCCTGTATCCTTGGACTCAAGTTGCTGGTAGTGTAACTATAGATGGTCTGTCAGAATGGCAGAACTCTGGTAGAAATAGGGTCGTTAACCTATTAGCAGCAAAGATTACCCAACTGGAGCTCTCTTTTATAGAGGCATTCTGCGGGTACTTGTTCGGGGCTGGTAAGTACAACAGCTCTCAATCGTCAAAGGTGCCTGGTGGTCTCCTAGCGTTCGTGAGCGAGACGCCTAATAATTACGACGTTGGGTCGATCGACACAAGCGCTGATACCTGGTGGCAGAATAAGGTTGCTGGTAACGGTGGTACGACTTGGACGTGGACCACTCACGCCAGTACTGGCG